AGCTGATTAAATTGAGAAATAAGGTAAAGGTTAACCTCTCATTAATGCAGTAACCTTGAAAGACCCATATTTATTGTATTTTAATTACTATCTAATAAACCGCTTTGCACTAGTTGTAAAGAGAAACCATTTTGGCGATTTGGTAAGGTGTATTTTAATATACTTTTAGGATTATAGCCTGTAATTAATAATTTTAATAATAAACGTTAAACTTATGACGTTGTAATTAAAGAACCGTAAAGAGAACTGAAATCTACCAGCTCTATAAATATTAGAAGATAGAATATAAAATGTACAGATTGCAAAGATTTGTTTGGAATAGTTACATATTAAATCTATCAAGTGTACCAACTGCATTGTAATATGTTGGAAGTAATAATAAGGTAATAAAAAATACTCAGCCTTAACTCAATTGGAAGATTTTGCCAAGAGGTTATGAAATACTTAATACACTTAGGAGTTTACAGCAAGAGATAATTAACAAAGTACAACTAAGTGGTCTCCTAGTGAGTATTGAAACTGGTAAATTATCTCGTGACCATTTATAATAGATTCTATATATTTTAGAATTAAAAGAGTTAATCTGCTATTATAGATGGTGCTAATTATTACACTTCATAGTCTACTTGAAATAGTAGAACGTTATGTTACCATGCTGTATGGGTTAACCGCAGTTAAGGAGTGAAAACTAAGGAAGCAAGTCATCTTTTACTGAAGATAGAGTGCTTTCTATAAATTCGTCTATTACATTTTTTGATGGTATTTAGAAGACGACTTTAATTGTAGCAATTGTGTTTAGTAACCACCTTTAGGCAGCAATTAATTGGATTAATCATCATTACGAAGGGTAGTATTGTGGAATGCATGCGGATAATTTCTCCTGCAGCTAAGCAGGTTCGACTCCTGCTCCTTCGACTGTGTGCTTTGAGAGGCAAAAGTGACTCTAAGAGGATTTATAAAGTTAGGCGGCTTTATATTAAATAATCAATAACTAGATTATATATGTTTAACGACAGACTAGACACCATTATTACTCAAGGAGTAGCATTGGAATCTACAAAATCAGCTGGTTTTAAAAAAGCTGTAGAGATTATTAATAGTAATTACGGAATTACTGTTACTGAAGAGAAAGTACGAGCTAGATATTACAATGTTTTATGTAGAACAAGATCAGGGAAATCTAAAAAACAAAAAACAAATTTCAGTACTAAAGTTTATTTAGTAGCTAAAGATTTAGTAAAAGATATGACTATTGCTGACAGACAACAATTAGTCACTGAAATTAATGATAGCATTTTAGCTCAAGCTCGAAAGTAATTTTCCCTGTTTTTGATCTAATACTAGGATTTGTTTTTAACAGGTTCTAGTATTTTTTATTACTTAATCAATTAAATTAAAATGATTTATACATTAAAAAAAATCTGTTTTGAATACTTTTAGATTAGGTGAAAAGTCTTTCGAACAACCGGTAAATTTAGGACCATCATTTTTTGTTTTCCTGGATAAATGCGGATTAGATGTTGAAGGACTAACTTATAACATACTCTTTCATTTTTTAAATGAAAAAACTGACATCAAAATAACATTTGATGATGCAGTAAGCACATATTCCGTAAGGAATGTAAAAACGGGGCGACAAATGTCTGCTCCATATAAAGAATCTAATACATTACCCAATAGAATATTACAAGTAATATTAAAATTTATTTAATGAATAAAAAAAGCATAAGCTTAAACACGTTATTGGCTAAAGTTGACCATTCAGGCACAGTTTTTAAAGCCATGGTTACTGATTATACCAAGTTTTTTAGCAAAAAACAAACAGCATTCGTAGGACAAAAAGAAACTTACAGTCCTAAAGAAGACACGATTGATCTTCCTGAGAAGAGAAAACACATCCCTCTAATAACAACAGTCAATGAGAAAATAGACTATTTTAAAAACAATAGTCAAGAGTATCTACAAGATTTGTTAAATGTTGAAGCAAGTAATTCTAGAAATGTAGCTAAGATTGAGTTAATTGTTTCTGGAGTAAGTTGGGGATTGCTTAGCACTCTTGAATTGTTGAGATTGAAATCATTTTTATCTTCAACTAATTTTGGAGGTATGTTGACAGAAATTCCAACAAGAAATGAAGGAGTAAACTGGGTAAGATCCAGTAAAGAGGAATATAAAGAAAGGGACGTTTACGAAAGTCCTTTGATTGAAAGTGTAGTTAAGACTACAGAAAAAGAGGAATACATACTTGAAGATCCAAATTTGGGAAAACTGCCGAGTGCAAATTATAGTGCTCGTACATCAATGAGAACAACTGTTGTTATACTCGGAGATCACACAAGACAAATGTTTTCTGGTGAAATTACTCACTTTCAACGTGCTTCTATTTTAAAAAATAAAAGCACAATATTAAATGCCATTGCAGTTGCTTTAAAACAAGCAAATGAAATAGAATCTCAAGAATCTGAATTGAATGTAGAAACCGTTTACGATTTCTTATTTAATTCACTTTAATAATATTGACTATAGACTAAGCTTTACACATCAGCCTCATATCCTAGATATTAGCATTAGATTTGTGTCAAAAGCCTTAGACTATTAGTTATAAGTGTAGCATGGTTCAGTAAACATATAACTTATTCCTTTAAGACCGCAGTTCGAATCTGTGCAGCGCATCAAATAAATTACATCATGCGCTGTAGCTTAGGGGTAAAGCGTTTAGGATTAACAAAGCTTCAGATTTAGAAACCCTGAAACCATTACACACAACAGCTCCCTCTATCTTAGGAAATATAGGTAGAGGGAGACAAGGGGAAATGATGCAGCTGGTGACATCTACTTTCTAGGAGTAGTTACGGAGGTTCGAATCCTTCTTTCCCTACAAGTCAATAGTGACTTATTAACTAATAAAAGATTTATATGCTATTTAACTTAACAAATTACGAAGTAATAGAAGGAGTAAATGATGGGTGGGACACATTTTTTGTGTGGGTTGTATCTTTACTATTTGTTTTAGAGATATTTAATTTTATAGCTAAAAAACCTATCAAAGAAAATTACGAATGGATTGTTGCAAGAATAATTAGTGTTGCAGTATCAGTATTTATATTATGGATTATTACTAGTTTAGCACATCAAAGTAAATTACATGATCATTTTGCTAATTTAGATTCAGGACATGTAACAGCAATTTATTTAATTACATGTGTAGCTAATACTGTATTTTATTTAATAATACTTGGTTGTTATATCGCTGGTTTGACAGATGCTAAATTTCAAGAATATTTTAGTGGTCACAATGTCTTAAATAATTATTATACTGCATCTTTGTATGATGATTTACTACCTAATTTATATATAAATGGTATGATAGGAGTTAATGGACTTGTTTTAACAAGATTTGGACAGTTCAAAAAAAGACAAGAAAGAAGAGTTAAATTAAATAATCAACTTAAATCAATGATTAATGAAGACTAAGTATCCAATAGGTATTAACAGTACCTTAAACAATGAAGATGTAGGCAAAATGGCTTTAATAGGAACAGATTCTATTAAAGAAACTCCTGAAAAAGCAAAAGAAGCTTTAAAAAATCTTCAAGAATTAGGTATATCAAATACCACAACAGAATTTCTTGAGACTGCAGTTGAAAATTCAGATGAAAATGTTCGATCAACTAAAAGAGAAATAGGTGCTCAACATGCTCTGAACAAAATTAAAAACATGTTTCCTACTACTAAAATTGTTCCATTTGCTACTTTATATAAGTTAGCAGAAAAATACGATTTACATATTGCAGGAATTCAGTATTACAATCGTGCTATTCCTGAAAGTAATCTTATGGAACTTCAGCAGTTTAAAGAAGAGTTGAAAGAAAATTCTTCTCAAATGAAGCATATTCCATGTGTAGAGAACACTTCTTTTGCATTTGAAATAGATAAGAAACAACAAATTGGAGGACTAGGCATAAAAACATTGTTTTTCATGACTGCTCCTAAAAGTCACTTCAAAAAAGAAAAGTTCTTTGCTGTTGGGAGATGTTTAGGGAAAGAACCAAATTTGCCTAAATTAGAGAAATTGTCTCTTAAAGGCATGGGAGACGTTTTAGTATCTCTTGTTCCTAAAGATCCTATTGTAACTATGCATATAGTTATAAATGAAAAGCTTTATTGCTTTGTGCCAACAGCATGGGACATAGAAGGAGATGACAAGGAACTTCGTAACATGTTTATCTAATGACAGACAATAAGGAGTGGGAAGAAGAATGGAATTTAGAAGAAGAACATGAAATTCGAGCCAGTAACTTATTAAGAGAAGAAGAGCACTATCACTTTATGAAAGATCTCTTTACAGAGAAGAAAAAAGAAGGGTAGTGGTATCTTTAATTAACCTTTAAATATCAAACATGGAAAAAGAAAGCGAAAGTTTTTTTACAAACACAGATATAAGACGAGCCAAAGAAGTAGCATTGCATTTAATTGCAATTACGTTACTTCCATTTATCTTTGTTTGTTTTGGATTTGTTTTGTCCATTTTACAATCTCAAGATCTTTTGGATAAATATCTAGATCAAGGTTGGAAAATGTTTTATTTTATTGGGTTTATGATAATAACAGGATTTTACACAGGAGCTTTAATTTTTAGAAGAATTATAAGAAAGTAAAAATGTAGAAAACTAATCCACAAAAGGGGAGTCAAATCCCCTTTTTTTAAATTTTAAATTATGAGCATAATTTTATGGATTGCATCAGCAATGACTCTTGTTTTTGGAATAGATTGTATATTTATATCTTTAAACGAAAAATATGGAAGTAGTAGAAGAAAAAAATTGGTATTAAAAGCAATGCTTTTTTTAATTGCTACAGTATGTCTAATTATTCTAAACACTGCAAAGTGAGCTTAGATACAGTTAGATTTATATCCAATCAAGGAATGGGATTCGGTGAGTCCCATTCTTTACAAATGTCTACACTAAAAGAGTGTGTTAATTGGTGCGAAGGACAATCAGTTCTTGGTGTTGATACAGAAACTACTGGGTTAGATTACATATCTGACAAAATAGTTATGTTTCAAATTGGTAACAAAGAAAGACAATATGTTATAGACACAAGAGGTATCAGTATTAAACCTCTTGAACACATATTAGAATCTAAAGACATAACCAAAATCTACCACAATTTTAAGTTTGATGGACCTTTTATTAGATCTAATTTTGGCATTCAACATGAGTGTATTTATGATACAATGGTTATCGAACAAGTTTTAAATGCAGGTACTCATAAAAAGTACTCTCTTGAAGCATGTTGCTTTAACTACTTAGACATAGAGTTAGAAAAGTCTACTAGGTATCAGTTCCTTGAGATTGAAAGTAAGCCATTTACTTTAAAACAAATAGAGTATGGCGCTAATGATGTAAAGTATCTTATTGAGATAAGAGAATTACAAATGAAAAAGTATAAAGGAGAGTCTTACGAAAAGACAATTTCTTTAGAAAATGATGCTGTACTTGCTTTTGCAGATATACAGTATAATGGTATGAAATTAGACATACCAATGTGGGAAAAGTTAGCTAAACAGTCAGAAATAGACTTACGCAACTTGAATGATAAATTGAATGATATGGTACTTCAAGATATAATCTTGGGTCCTTTGTTTAAAAAAAGATTTTTACAAACAGATTTATTTACTCCGGAAGATGAATTACCTCAATTAGATATTGAGTGGACTAGTCCCAAGCAGGTTCTTAAAATTATGAAAAGAATCAATCCTGTAATTAAAGGAGTAGGAGCACCAGAGTTATTTTTATATGAGAATGACCATCCTCTTATAAAAAAGTTTGGAGAGTTTCAGAAAATTAGCAAGAAAGTAAGTTCCTATGGTTATAGTTTTATTAAACTAGTTAAAACCGATGGACGTATACATACAAGATTTAACCAAATATTGACAACAGGAAGAGTATCTTCCAGACAACCTAATATGCAGCAAATACCGGGTAATAATATATACCGTAATTGTTTCATGCCTCATAATGAAGATGAATTTTTTGTATCTGCTGATTATAGTTCACAAGAATTGTGTGTTATAGCAGAAAAAAGTAAAGATCCAGTATGGCTCAAAGCTTTAGATGAAGGAAAAGATCTTCATTCTATATGTGCGGATTTAGTTTTTAAAAAGGTATGGGCAGATGCTGCAGAAGATGATTGTCTTTATGTTAAAGAGCAACAAAAATGCAATTGCAAAGAACATAAAAGACTTAGAACTTTTGTTAAGACTATTAATTTCGGTTAACTTTTTGTACATTGTGGTATGAAAAAATACAAGCTACAGGCCGAAATAAAAGACCGTAAATTCGGGGAACTCTTAACAGGTAATGCTGATGACAATCCCGAGCCAAGCCGAATGAAATCGGAAGGTGTAGAGACTAGACACGGACATTGTTTGAAGTGTGATGATATAATTTCAGGAAAAAGAAAAAAGAAATATTGTTCTATTAAATGTAGAAATGCATTTATAAGTTATAATTGGAGAGTTAAAAAAGGGCTAATAGAAAACCCTGGAGTAGGATCTGGTGGAAATCAGTTAGGAGAAAATAATCATCGATATAAAACCGGAATTGGTTTATATTCTAAAAAAGCTTTTTCTCACTATATTAATGAATGTAATAAATGTGCCTCTACAAAACATTTATTAGCTCACCATATAGATCATAATAGAAAGAACAATAAACTTATTAATTTAGAAATACTCTGCAAAGGGTGTCACCAAGATCATCACAGTACACGTAACGACTTAGGTCAATACACAAACAATAAGGGATAGTCCATGCCTGTATGAAAATATAGGAACCACAGCTGGCATATGGTATGTCTGAATTTAAATTAGCTAACACTATGAATAGCTCTGTTGAAGAAGCTTTAAAGCTTATCACAGAGTATTTCCTAACGTTTCCTAAGATTAGTGGGTTACTTAATTATTTAGGAAAATACGGTCTTAAAAACGGCTATATACAAACCTTTGGTCCTTATTTTAGAAGAAGATATTTTCAAAATTATAAAGATGCTGAAAGTGATTTCACTTTACGTGGTTCGATTGAACGCGCATCTAAAAATACGCCTATACAAGGCAGTTCTGCTGACATGACAAAGTTAGCAATGATACTCATTCGTAATGAAATACGACTCAACAAATGGCCTGTTAAAATGATTATGACTGTACACGATCAAATTGATTGTATAGTACATAAAGATTATTCAATTAGCTGGGGCATTAGTATGCAACAATTAATGGAAGATGCTGCAAAAACCATCTTACCAAGTGGTAGACTTAAAGCTGAAGTAACAATTTCTGATCGTTGGCAAAAATGATAAAGTTCCAAACAACAATATACGAGAGAAAAGACGAGGAACAACAGAAAGGATTAAAAGCTTGGATAAAAAATGGATATAAAGGTTCCGTGATAGCTGCAACAGGAGTTGGTAAAACTCGTATAATGCTATTATGTGCTAAAGAATATCTATCCAAATTTACAGAAGAAGATAAATTAAATAAAAGATTTTATTTCATATCTCCTTTAGCAGATTTAGAACTTCAAATTAAAGAACAAGCTACTGAATGGGGTATGTATGAAGATATTATTCCTTATGTAGAGTTTTTTACTATACAAAAAGCACGTTTGTTTAAAAGACGTATAATTGAAGCAGCATTTGTTGATGAAGTACATCTTACTTTAGCTTATGATAAACCAACTTCAGCAAGAGCGTTTTATTTAAATAATCGTATTAAAGCTATTGCAGCTTTTACCGCTACGTGGCCAGAAAATAGTAAGTATGGAATGTATTTATCTACAATTGCTCCAAAAATTTATGAATTAGATTTTGAAAATGCAAAAAAGAAAGGACTTGTTTCTGACTTATTGCTTTTAAAAATACCTGTGAAACTAACAGGGCTGGAAACAAATCGTTTAAGACAAGCAAATTATACTTACAACAAGTGTCAATTTGATTTATTAGATAAAATAGATCCTTCCGAAATGTTTACACAATGTAGTCTTATCCTTAGTGATAAAACTGGTAGTTATACTAAAGAAGAGAAAAAGATCGCAGCATTTTATTTCAGAGCTATTCGTACAAGAAAGTCTGTTATTAATAACGCTGCAGGAAAAACAACTTCTACAGTACAAGCTATAAGTGAATTATCTGGAGATAAAACTAAGTCAAGATTTCTGACTTTTAATGGAAGTATTGCGCTTGCAAAATCATTAACCACTGAAATCAATTCAAACCTTGGAATTAAAGGAATTAGCTCAGTTGCTTACCACTCTAAATTAACACCTAAAGTGAGAGCAGCAATGTTAAAAGATTTTAAAGACAAAAGAATTATTACTGGTATGAATACCGTGAATGCAGCTAATGCTGCTATGGATGTAGCCGATTTAGAATATATTATTTTAAATGCTATTACATCAAAAGGATTAACTATGATTCAAAGAGTTGGGAGGGCTGTCAGATGGTCGGAGGGTAAAAAAGCGAAAGCTATTTTATTTTATATCAAAGGCAGTCAAGAAGAAACTTGGATGAAAAGTTCTTTAAAATCCTTTACTGACGTAGTAGATGTAGAAGACGTATCCAAGATTGGTGAACATTTAAATTCTTAAAATCAGCACTATATACAACTTGTTAATGACTATTACTTTTATATGAATTTTATTATTTATATATTTGCAATGTGTTAATGAGTTAATAGTGGTTATTAATAATGGCGGCTTAATTGTCGCCATTTTTATGTAAATTCCTAATACTTAATACTATACCTTATGGAAAAAGTAGATTTAAGTATGCTCATTAAGTTCGGAATTACAGCCGATGAGTATATTTTTCTTTCACTGTTATTTCAAAAGAGATTAATTGATTTACAGAATGTATATAAATTACTCAAAGTAAGAGAAGGAAAACTGATAAACAAAGGATATTTAAAAAGGCTAAAAGCAGATGATGTCACTGAAATTGCATCTGAAAGATTTCTTTTAAGAAAGAGGTTTGTAATGGATTTTATTGGAAGTGAAAATGTTATGTGGAAAGAAATATGTGATCTTTACCCACATAGAGTCCCTAGTCCCTCTGGAGGGTATAGAATATTACATTCTATTGATCCAGATTCCGTTAGTAATTCAAAAGCTAAGAAAAAGTATATAGTTGCTATCGGAAAAAGTGAAGAGGTACACCTTAAAGTTTTGCAAGCTTTAAAAGTAGAGTTAAGAGAGAAGAAGAATAATCTTAAGTATTTGAAAAATTTAGATACTTGGGTTAACAACCATTCGTGGGAGGATTTCCTTAGTCAGATTAATGGCACTATCGAAGGAGATCCTATTGAACCTACCACGGGAATGCAGTATGGACAAGAAATTATATAGTGGGCAAGACATTACCCACAGTAACTATCGCTGAAGCAGCGAAACAGGAGTTACAATATATAAAAGGTCGTCAAGATGGTACTATTAAATCTTTAAAGACACCATGGCATAAATTAAACATAGCTACAATGAATGGTATTGAATGGAATTCAATTATCACAATTGCAGGTATGTCAGGTTCAGGTAAAACAGCAATTCTTAATAACCTGGAAACAAAGTTATTTGAATTGAATAAAGATCAAAGTTTTGAAGTGATGAGCTTCAATTTTGAAATGACAGCTAAAAGATTAGTGGGAAGAAAGATATCTACGGTTTTAAACAAATCGGTTAAAGAATTATATTCAGCAGATTTACAAGGAGGAGAGAATATCAAGTTAAACGAGATTGATGCAGCAGAAAATTTTATGGTTAAGACATTAGCTAATTATGCTATTACTTACGTCGATCAATCAGGTACAGTTGAACAAATAAAGCAAACTATTATTGCTAAATTCAATGAACCACAATTTCTTGCTGACAAAAAAAAAGGATTACTTGTAACACTTGACCATTCGATCTTAGTTCGTGGTGAAGGGTCTATAAACGACATTCTTTACTCTCTTGCTGCAATGTTTAACGATATGAAGAAAAAGTATAAAACTGCTTTTCTTATTGTATCACAACTCAATAGAGATATTGAGCGATTTGAACGCAAGGATAAAAGTTCATTACACTACCCCCAGAAATCTGACGTTTTCGGCGCTGATGCGCTTTATATGTATTCGGATGTGTTTTTAATAACACATAGGCCAGAAATGCTTAACCTCGAATATTATGGAGTGAACAATTTGCCTGTAAAAGACAAGATATACTGGCATTTCTTAAAAACAAGAGATGGTAGTCCCTTTATCACAAGGATGGTCAATAGATTAAGAACTAATACAATTGTAGAAGACACTAAATAATTTATTATGGCCGAACTTGTAGGGGTACTAGGTGATACTGGTACCGGAAAGACTTATTCTTTAAGGAATATCAATCTTAAAAACACTGTTATTTTAGGTGTTATTAAAAAATCATTCTCATTTAAAGGATGGAAAACAAAAATGGTTCCTTTGGGACCTAAAGGTGGTAACTATTTGTTTCCTAAAGCTGGCGCAGTTCAAACTTATTCAGTACTTGAAAAAGTATTAAAAGATTTGAATGCCAACAAGGATATAAAGAACATTATCATTGATGATTTCCAATATTTAATGTCGAATGAATTCATGGATCGTGCATCAGAAATTGGTTACAAAAAGTACAGCGAAATGGCTGGAAATGTGTACCGGTTACTAATGCAATGTTTAGGTCTTCGAGACGACTTAAACGTCTTTATCATGTCACATGATGAAGTTACTGAAGAAAAAGATCTAACTCAAACTCGAAAGATTAAAACAATTGGAAAATTGTTAGACGACAAGATTACTTTAGAAGGATTATTTACAATAGTTTTATTTACAGATGTTTACGACGATCCGGAAACAGAAAGTGGATTTAACTATAGATTTATCACGCAAACAGACGGAATTACCAGGGCTAAGTCGCCATTTGGAATGTTCGGATTGTATGAACCCAATGATGTCAACGCCTTAGTAGGTAAGATGGAGGATTTTTACACAGGAGAGTAAATAGTAAAATTTTTTTAAAAAATGTCAGAAATGATTGAAGCAACACAAGAACTAGAATCTACAGAAGTTAATCACCCGGAAGTTGAAAAGAACGAAGATGGTATGGTAAAACTTACTATCACTGGTATCAAAGAAGATATTCAGGTTGAGGGATTAGACAACAAAGGATTAGCAGCTAAGTACGGACTACCGGAGGCAGATATTCGTGAAATACGAAAACACCCGAAGTTAAAGAATCTACGTCGCGCCACTAAGCGCAAAGTAGCTATTCGTTTTGTATTAGAAGACGATTTAGAAGATGAAACAACAAATGTTGTTGAGTCTAATTCAGGTCCAGAATTATTGCTATCTGATGAAGCTACTGATGATTCTAATAATAACACAGAAATAGAAGACTAATGGGAGTTAAACAAAACGCATCCACACAAGAAGTAGTAGCAGTAGCTAAGTTTTATCAAGGGATTGGTAATTTCAGAGTACTGGCAGTTAATCCTAATATGGCAGCATATGAAAAATTAGCTGGTATCAAGTTAAATTCTGAACCAGAATATAACGGGATAGATTTAGGAGAGTCTGGAATCTTTAGTAAAATTATTTTCTTAATTGAAAATAGTGACTTAGGTGTAAAGTCTCGACTAGAACTACTTATAAAAGATGAAGTAAGAGTTTCAATGGCCGGTAAAACTCAATATATCAATGCACAAGGTGTTACAGCCTGGGCAGTAGATTTAGAAGAGTTAGCTGCCAATGAAAAAATGGCGTGGTATGATGCAACTACAGCAAAACCTGCATATGTAGGTCAAGAAGCTTTGATCAATTTTATTAAAGCTTGGGGTAATGTAGCTGCAAAAGATGAAGCATCCTTAGATACAATAGATTCTATAGTTTCAGGAGATGTTAAAGAATTATCTATGCTTGTGAAACAACTTGCCAAAAATGAAGTTCGTTTACTTTTAGGAGTAGATGACAAAGGTGGTAAGCAGTATCAAAAAGTATATACTAAATTCTTTGGCCGTCCTTATGGTAAAGATTCAGGATTCATCAGAAAACTCGGTGACGAGTATGGTGGCTTTACAGCTACTTATGATGTAAATGACTTTAAACTTAAAGAGTATGATCCTACTGTAGGACCCGCTCAAAATGCTACTACTGAAGAAGAGTCAGGAGCAGGAGAAGGTTATTACTAGTCTTTTTATTTTATAATTAAAAGGGGGCTTCGGCTCCCTTTTTTTTAATCTTTTAATTAATGGGAATACAAGCAAACCACAGTACTTTGCAATATACTCCTGAAAACATTCTAAACAGAATTAATGATTTAGATATATTTAAAAAGTACTGTTCTTTTTTTAAAATGATTAATGTTCTTTTCAGATCTGATATAAGACACGATAAAACCGCTTCTTGTAAAATTACTAGTTTTAGTAACAATTCAAGACTTATATACAAAGATTTTAGCACAGGAGCATCTTATGATTGTTTTGATTATTTGATAGCTAAGTGGCCCCATCTAAATTTATTTGAAGTACTTAAAGTAATTGACGTAGATTTTAACTTAAAATTAAGTAGTATTAATGTTCGCACCGGTGATATGAAAGCCATGGTGGAAAACGAATCCTACAAAAGGAAGAGTAATCTAATGCCAAAAAAAACCAAAAACAAATCAATTGTTATAAATCCAAGAGATTGGAATTATGCAGATGATGAGTACTGGTTTAATAAGTACCAAATAACTAGAAAAGAGTTGAATTTATATGGTGTTTGTCCTTTATCTAGTTACACGATTGATAGAGTACCTACAGTAGTGGGACCTAACGTGTACGCATATAAGATACAGAACGCATTTAAAATTTATTCACCTTTAGCTAGTAAAGATAAAAAATGGAGGTCAAATACATCACAATACAATATCCAAGGATATGGTCAACTACCTTCTAAAGGTAAAATTTTGATTATAACTTCATCTTTAAAAGATATTATTGTATTACATAAATTGGGATATAATGCAATTGCATTTGTTAGTGAGCATAATATGCCTTCACCTCAATTAATAAATAATCTTAGCAGAAGATTCGACCAAATTTACGTTTTGTTAGACAATGATTTTGATAAAGAACAAAACCATGGTCAAGAAGCTGCTCAGAAAATGATTGATTTAGCTTCAATGTGGGCTTGTCACTTTTATAATATCTGCATTCCAGATCATTTTAAATCTACAGATCCTTCAGATTTAATAGAATGCACCAGATACGAAGTTTTAGAAGAATTACTAATTAATATAATTGACGATGACGACAAATTGCCTTTCTAACCCGGAATTACATTTTCAGTGGTGGTTAGATGAATTAGTCAAGTTAGGATTTATTGAAGATTACATATTTGAACCTACAGTTTTAGATGTTACAGAGGCTTGTTTCCCAAAAGAAACAGTTGATCCTGTAGCACGTAAAACTAAGGTATTACGTAAAGATTTATACCTTGTTGCTAAAACAACATACACTCCAGATTACCAAGTAATTTGGACTAAAAAAGCGAAAGATATTTTTGTATTAGATATTAAAAGTAAGAATTATTACAAACAACTTGTTAAATCTGTTCCTTTCTTTGGAACTAAAATAGGTGAGTTTTATACTTCTTTTATAGAGATTAAGCCTGCTCATGATAGTAATAACATGACTAGAGCTTTTACTTTAAAGAAAGTTGCATTGGCTGAAAAAGGTGTTTACATCAATTTAGCTAAAATACCTAGTTTTTTTAAACAGTATTGTCTTCCTAAAAGATATCAATTAACTGATAAGACTGGTGTTAATAGAAAAATAAACTTTGATTATGTTTTGATTTCACAATTTGTAATACTAATGAAAGATTTGAAAATAGAATTAGATACTTTATCCACTCTTAAAATTAAGAAAGATGACTGATCAATTATTTAATTCACTTGGAAAGTTTTTCATAGGCACAAGGCAGTTTGATTATAATGGAGAACCTGTTCTTTTTGTTGGAATGATTTTAAATGATCATGCTTTTACAAGATCTATTATAGGATACGGAGGAATTAACTTTTTAAGTTTACAAAAACAAATCCAAGAACTGAATATTGCTGAAAAAAATCTTACTATAAATGATTTTTCATCTGGTATGCGTATTAGAGGTGCAGCTAATGGTAATGATGGAATGTTTGTTGTAGAAGCTAATGAAAAAATTAAAAATTTAAGTCGGTATACTACTAATTTATTAAGTATAGATATTGTAAACGATTCTCCTATTAAATACATTGAAACTTGTAAGTTATTTACAGAAGAAGAAATCAATTCTTATGTTAGTGATCCTCGTTCTTCAATTAGAAAAGGAACACATATGTTAGAAACAAGTTTACTTCATTTTATTTATTTTTCAAGTTTGGTATTTAGAAACGATTATGAATCCATTGGAAATTATAAATTAACATGAGTTTACAGGCAACTGAAGGCGCGAAAGTAATTTCCGCTAAGAAAAATGTGCACCAAAGAAAAATAGATCAATCTTCAGAAGGTTTGATATTTGACACATTGCAAAAAGCACAGTATACTAAACCAATAGAAAGTACTGTACGAGAATTAGCTACAAATGCTGTTGATTCTATTAAAGAGAAAGAAATAGCAATTGAAATACTATCCGGAAGAAAGAAAGTTGAAGATTTCTTTGTTGAAAGAGAGGGAGAAAAGTATCTTCATAGTAAATTCGACAAGAATTACTTTAATACAAACTTCTTATCTCCAATAAAGGATGTAGAACTTATTTACAAGTCCACAAATAGTGGAAGCGGATATGTTGATCAGTTTGTAGTAGTAGATGCAGGCGTAGGTATTGGTATGCCCAGATTAGAAGGTTATTTTGATCTTGGGTATTCAACCAAACGAAACACTAAAGACTTATTAGGTGCCTTTGGATTAGGTAACAAAGTTGCTCTATCAACGGGTGTGGACTATTATATAATGGAAACCGCACACAATGGTAGATTATACAAGTTTAAGTGTTTTTCTCGACATGTTGAGTCATTAATCCCCAGGTTTAATAACGAAGGCGGTATGAACCCTACAGTGGAATTTAGCAGTGGTGCTAAAGAACATTACGAAGTAACTGCATTATCTAATTACACAAAGATTATTGTTCCAACTAAAAGATTCAATAAGGATAAATTCATTCATGCGGTTAAAGCCCAGCTATTGTATTTTCCGAATATTAATTTTAAAGTAGAACATTATGGAAGCCCGGAAGATGTTAAAACAGAAAGTAATATTAATTTTTCAGAAAAGATTAATTTTAAAGCTTCTATTGAGCATTCTTCATCTAATCTAGTTATATCAAGTAATTCCATATACAATAAACCACACATCATTATTGTAAAAAATACTGAGAATGTGGATAACTCTGGTGTTTGTTATGGATACGTTTCCTTCGAGGAACTTGAAATGGAACACTTAAGAGGAAATGTAGGATTTAGATGTCCTATTAAGTCTGTAATAGAAGATGATTTAGGACAACATCAAGTAGTTCAAGATGGAGTTAATGTGACTCCATCTAGAGAATCTGTAATTTGGGATGACGAAACCAAAGCTTATATCAAAAAAGTAGTTAATTCTGCAAGAGATGAAGCTGCTGTAATGATTAGTAAGTCTGTAAAAGATACTAAAAATGTTTTTGATTGGTATAAAATAGTTTCCGGAATAGTTAGTGGCTCTAGTGATAGAGTTATTAATGGTTTAGGAGGTATAGTTAACATTAAAGAACTTGATTTAAAATTCAAGGACACTAATATAACTAAATCAGGTGTTTTAAAACTTCTTGAAAATATTGCTGTATATCGTAAAGTATCTAAAACTAATCACAATGATGAAATTACTAGACAAGAAGTTAGTTTTACTGTAGCAAAGAATAAAATAGATACTGAACTTAATAGATGTTATGTGAGAAATCACAGTATTTCTAACACTGTTAAAGATAGTTATTTATTAAATTTATTAGATGGCTATCACAGAGAGATTTTCATTGTTGAACCTTCAAAGTTTGATACTTTTAAAGCTAAATTAATTAATCTTCATTCTAAGCAATTAATAGGTATTCAAAATAATGAAACTTCGATTGGTACGGATATAGAATTAAATTATTCTAGACTTTTCTTTATTTTATCTACTATAAACGGAGATAATTATAAAACTCATGTTTTATGGTCTGAGTTTAAAACTGAAATGCTTTTAAAAAAGCATTTAGATTCTATTGAAGATGTATTTGAAGATCTTAACAAAGATTTTCAATTATTTATGAAATTAGATTCGTTGAAAAATTACTCTGACGTAGTTATTCCTGAAAGTATAGAATTACAACTTCAAGAAAAAGAAAAGTTAACAAAAGAAGCTGCAACTTTAGCTGCTCGTTCAAGAGAAGATACTAGAAAAGAAAATAAGGAGATGATTATTCATTTCCCTAGAATCAGTTCTAACAATACTTATTTTGCAAGTGAATTAGTTTTTTCTGCTCATGATGTAAAAATTGAAGCTTTAGATAAAATTACAATACCTATAATTTATGGATTTCAAGAAGATAAGGCAGTTTTAAAACATTATGCTGATCTTATTATGTCTAAAACTGATCCTAAACAAAGGTTTAAGGCAATGGCAGCTTGTTTTGCAGAATTTGAACACGGTACATCTACTGTTAAACCTGATTACCTTGTAATGATGGTTTCTAAAAAGAACGAAAAGTTATTTAAGACATTTGATAACTTTATACATGCTAATGATTTTGAACTAGTTAATGAAACACTTACTACTAAGGATAAAGAAGGAGTAGAAATTAACGAAGAGGTATTAACAACAAATCCTTTAATAATGAGTGTTTTAACTAAAGACTACGTAGCAACTGTTCTTAAAAAGAGAGAATACAGTTCAATTATGGCTGCACTTAAGTATATGGATGAAGACATTCATAACTTGTATGAAGAATTACTTGTATATGCAGGAGATTCACAGTATACACAAGGAATTGGTAGACTATTATCTTCCGAACAATTGAATAAAATGTTCGAAGCAATGGTAGAAGTTCAAGTCCATATGCATGATAATCCAGATGCAAATATTACTACAATAAGTGAGAATAAATTAAAAATTGCAGATTTTGGACAGCCTTACGTTCTAGATCCCAATATGTTAACTAAAATTCGTATCTTTGAAAAATATTTCGAAGAAGATGAAGATTTTACTCATTTTCTTGAAGTAGCTGGGTATTATTATTATTCAAAATTAAAAGATCTTTCTACTGATGTTGATATATGTCGTAAATTACAAGACATGTATAACAACTCTAGTGTAAATGATCTTACAACAAAAGAAGATTTATCAAATATGTTAACTTTTAAATTTTAATAGCGAATGATTACATTAAATGTATCGGGCAGTAGAATTATTGCCTCTGTAAATTCAGATCAAATGTCTGTTCCTTTCAAGAAAGACTTGTATCAAAGTGCTCTTGAATTGTATGATGCATCACAAGATGCAGAAGACATGGAAGCTTTTGTAGATATCTCAGCGAGGTTTAAAGCTTTATTTGAAAATCCTCTTGCTGAATCAGACAAAATCAACGAGTTTTTGTCTTATAACCCAAACACTAAAACTTTCCATCTTTTAATTAATGGAGCTGTGCATCCTGTGCCAATGCCTCAACGATTAGCTGATGATTTAGTTGAAGCGAATGATAAAGGACTTCCAACAGATCCTATTGTTAAGTTTTGGACACGCTTGTTACGTAACCCTAACATCCGTACAAATGAACCAAATTCTGTAGCTACATTTACCAACGGAGTTGTTGAGTATGTTACACGTACTTTTGTTTCTCCAGTACTTTACAATTCATTTGTAGAAGAAGGATTTTCAGTAGAAGTGGCTATAGAAATGTCTACTGTACGTCAAACACCTTTCACCATGGAAGGATTAGTTTCTACCAAAAAAGTTGTAAACTGTCTTGATGAAGCTACTAAGAAAAAGTTCATTCTTGATGAAGATGGTAAACGAAAGAAAGTTTATCGTGACAACATCAAAAGAAGTATTGACGAAGACACCGGTGAGATTACTGAAGAAGTTCCTACTTCAGAAGATTACATATTCACTCCTGCTATAATGGCAAACGGTGGAGATGCTTTTTATTGTGGAGAAGGTTCTAAACCAGGACACATAATTAAAGTTGGTAATGAGATGTTCTTAGAAAATTGGGATCAAGTAAACTGTGATTTTAATGCTTCTTGTGTTAAAGGTATTCATACCGGAAATCAAGATTACATTAAAGGGTTTGAAAACCATGGTTCTGCAACACTTAATTGTTTTGTAGACCCTTCTGAAATTGGTGCAGTTGCCTGTGGTGATGATGTGTTAAGAGTACGTGCTTTATTACCTCATTCGATCAAAGATCGTGAGACTGATAACCGTCAACTTTACAATTCATCTTCATATGCTAGTGCTAAAGATGGAGAATGGGCTGCTATTCGTACTGAACTTATGTCTAAGTACAATAAAGACCAAGATGCTTATGTTGAAGCATTAAAAGAAAAAGCAAGCCAAATTTCTGGCTTGTAGAAATAAATTTTTATTTTACTAATCAAAAGTCACTCAGAAATGGGTGACTTTTTTTATTTTTTACCATGTATCCAGAATCTTATAGAAAAATGAAAGGGATTACTCAATCATTGTTGACTGAGTTATCAAAACATCCCAAATATTTGAAAAGAAAGATTGATGAACAAGATATTGAGGTAGCAAAAGATGTTTTTAATAGAAATTTTGACATTGGATCTTATTTAGATCTTAAAATTTCAGAAGGTGATGTGGCTGTTTCAAGAACATATCACACAATGAAATACAGTTATCCTCCTACAGGAAACAATTTAAAAATTATAAAAGATATTTTTGTAAACAGGTTGTATGAAGGCTTAGATGATAAACAGCTCTTTAAATTAATACAAGAGAGAGGAGATTATTTTAAAGTTGGAGGAACTATGTTTACTCAAAAACGTAAAGATAAGATCTATAAAGACAACAAATTACTTGAAATTTTGAAAGAAATACAAGAGATTATGCTGTCTGATAAGACTCCTATCGACGTTGAAGATGAAAAGATAGTAAACAATTGTTACAATGCCTTAATTAATGATCCTATGACCAAACCTTGGTTAATAGAAGATTTTATGGGCAACGTTGAGTTAGTACATCAATTAGAAATCAGTGAAGAATTGAAAATCAATTTGAATACTGATACTTTAAGATGTAAAGGGATGATAGATGTAGTTAAAATAGATCACAATACTAAGACTATAAGTCTTGGTGATTATAAAACTACAGAACTAACAACTATTAAAGCTTTTTCTGACAAAAAACAATTGTATGCTTATAGATTGGATTTGCAAGCTGGAATGTATTGGCTTTTAGCCAAAATATACTTTGGGAGAACACATCCAGAATATAAAGTAGATGGGCAATTTACATTCATAGTTGCTTCTAAACCTACATCTGAAGTTGGATTAGTTGGTTTTACTGCTAGTGCAGGAGTACAATCTTCTATGTACCAAGATATTAGGCATAAAGGTGTAGAGAGGCTTATATCTGATTATCTTTACCACACATCAACTAACCAGTGGGATCATCCTGCAGATGTGTACAAAGCAGGACAATATAATTTCTAATGGGTAAAGATTTTTCAATAGAATATGAATGTAAAGAAGGATCAACTCATAGAGCTAGTTTACATTTAAAATCTTTTTATGCCTTGTCTGTTATTTTACGTGACTATGATATATCAGATATTGAAAAAAATGATAAAGAAGAAATTAGTAAATTATCTATTGGTTATGGAGATACTTCTATTACGTTTGTTGTAGGAGAAATTTTTAAAGCTGATGGAATTCCATTAAAAGTATATTCTATAGATATATCTAAATATATTGATAAAAGAGGAATTATAATAAGAATGAGAGAGGATAATATATCTTCTAATTACTTATTACCTTTATTTTTTAGAGATATGGCTGTATCTTGTAGAGATACTTTATTTGTAGGTGCTTTTGTTGATGCTGATTTATTTCTCAGAGACGATATTCCTTTAAATTTTTCTACAGTCATTTTAATGTATAGAAAATGTAATACTAAAGAGTTTGAAAATTTAGACGATAATATTTTAATGAGTAGAGATTTTGTAAGTCTTGTTGAATTAGATAAATATCATATGGCTTATGTACTTAGAGTACCTAAAGACTATTTAAATGATTATTACTCTATACTAAGAGGAGAGTATTCTAAAACAACTTTAGCTTATAAAAATAGACTTATTGAATTTTACGATTTAAAAGAAGACTCTATTATGCATAAAGTTTTAAGTAGAAGTCCTGAAAGAAAAGCAGAAATAGAAATAGAATTAGGTATGCCAAAAGGATCTATTCCGGAAGATACTGAACTTCATTCTATATTTAATCCTTCTAAAGAACGTTTAAAACAAGCTTATATAATTAATGATTAAAGATCTTTTATCTCCTGAATGGTTTATTCTATTAGGAGCAGATAGATACTTTAATGGGGAGTTTAAAAAGTTATCTAAAGAATTAAACATAGCATCGAAAGGTAAAACAGTGTATCCTTCTCCTGCTGATTCTTTTAAAGCTTTTAAACTTTGTCCATTACAAGATCTAAAAGTAGTTATTGTAAGTAAAGATCCTTATAGTAACGGCACTGCTACAGGTTTAGCATTTGCCAGTAACACAATTACACCTGAATTAAGAAAACTAACTGAATGTGTTGAAAACAGCTTTGATGAAAAAGCAAGTTTCGATAGTTCATTAGAATATTGGGCGGAACAAGGTGTGTTACTGTTAAATACTTCTTTGACAACAGAGAAGAACAAACCAGGTAGTCATTCAAAAATATGGGCTCCATTTATATCCATGCTTTTGAATAAACTTGTTCAGTATAGGTCAGGAGATCCTATACTTTTCGTATTTATGGGAGATTATACTCAAAGATTCATCAGTCCAAACATGGAGTTTTTACATGATGTTTTTAGAGTATCTCATCCTGCGTTTGATATTCATTTTAAAAAGAATTTACTTGTAGAGAGTAAAATATTTAGAGATTTGAATATCCGGTTAGATTTAATGGGAAAAACCCCGATTAATTTTATAACAAATGAAAATAAAAGTAAAAGTAATTGAAGATGGTGCTTCAATGCCTGTAAAGGCTACAGATGGTTCTGCAGGTTTTGACCTTAGAGCATCTAGAATTTACAGAGACCCTGCAACTAAAGTAATTTCTGTTCATTATGGAATTGCTGTTCAAATACCTGTAGGGTATGTAGGAATGTTAGTTCCTAGAAGCAGTGTTTTTAAAAAGAGACTAATGCAAGCTAATTCTGTAGGAGTCATTGATTCAGATTACAGAGGAGAATTGATTCAGAAATTTAAGTATGAATCTTGGGGACGCTCTGAAGAGTTTATTCACGGAGAATTTTCAGGTCAACTAATAATACTCCCTTGTCCTTCTTTTGAAATGGAAAAAGTTCTTTTTCTAGATGAAACTGAACGAGGTGCGGGTGGCTTTGGAAGTACTGGAACAGGTATTAAAAAACCTGTAGAATCTTTAAGTGATAATGAATTAGCAGAAGAACTTGCAGAAGCTTCTTTATTTGATACTTTTGAAATTTTGAATCCTGAAGATTTAAAAGATGAAAATGCTCGTGAAGAGTATAATAAAGACTTAGAATCTTTTGTTAAACTTCATAGAAATGAAGCACAACAAGAATCTATGGAACAAAAATCACTTGAAGAAAGTGACAAAGGTTATGAAGAGCAGTTTGAAAACAACTCCGAGGATGTATTTAACACTGAGTCAGATACGTAAAATTTAGAATTAAAGAAGGATTCTGTTAGATTTATAGCAGAATCCTTTCTAAATTTGCGTTTTAGACCTTATAATTTCAAAATAACTTTAATTAATGAACGTAGATCCCACAGTTTTAATTTTATCAGACATTACTATTCATGCTAAATATGCCAAATTTAAACCAAAAGAAGGGCGTAGAGAAGTATGGAAAGAAATATGCGATAGAAACATGGACATGCATATTAAAAAGTATCCTTTTCTTGAAGAAAAAATAAGAAAAGTTTACAAAGATCATGTTGTCCCTAAGAAAGTACTTCCTTCAATGCGAAGTATGCAATTTGGAGGCCGGCCTATTGAATTATCTCCTAACAGAGTATATAATTGTGCTTATTTACCAATAGATAGCTTAGAAGCTTTTTCTGAGTCAATGTTCCTTTTATTAGGAGGTACCGGAGTAGGTTATTCCGTACAAAGACACCACGTTGAGAAGCTTCCCGAAATTAAGAAACCTAATCCAAAACGAACAAGACGATACTTAGTATCTGATAATATCGAAGGTTGGGCTGATGCTATAAAAGTTTTAATGAAATCTTATTTTGGCATTAACTCATCTGTACCAAATTTTGATTTTTCTGATATTCGTGAAAAAGGAATGCCTTTAATTACTTCTGGAGGAAAAGCACCGGGACCTGAACCTTTACGTAAATGTGTTGTACATATATCTGCAATACTTAACGATAAAAAAGATGGTTCTAAACTTACAGATGTAGAAGCACATGATATTTTGTGCCATATCGCAGACGCAGTACTTGCCGGCGGAATTCGTAGAGCAGCACTTATTGCATTATTCTCAATGGATAGTGCTGATATGTTATCAGCTAAAACTGGAGCATGGTGGGAATTAAACCCACAAAGAGGCAGAGCTAACAACTCTGCAGTAATACAAAGACACAGAATCAAACAAGATGAATTCTTTTCTTTATTTGACAAAACTAAAAAATCAGGTGCCGGAGAACCGGGGTTCTATTTTACTAACGATCGTGATTGGGGAACCAATCCATGTTGTGAAATAGCACTTAGACCTAATCAATTTTGTAATCTTACAGAGATAAATGCAAGCAATATTGAATCAGAACAAGACTTTAAAGATCGTTGTGCAGCAGCTTCTTTCCTAGGAACATTGCAAGCAGGATATACAGATTTTCATTATTTAAGAGATGTATGGAAGAAAAACACTGAAAAAGATGCTCTTATTGGAGTATCAATGACAGGAATTGCTTCTATGGAAATTTTTAAATACGATTTGAAACAAATGGCTCAAATCGTAAAAGATGTAAATGCTGTTACTGCTAAACAAATAGGAATTAATCCAGCTGCAAGACAAACAACTGTTAAACCTGCAGGAACTACATCATTAGTTGTAGGTTCTAGTTCAGGAATACATGCGTGGCACAACGACTACTATATAAGAAGAATTAGATTAGGTAAAAATGAATCTTTGTATTTATACTTAGCAGAAAACTTTCCTCATTTAATAGAAGATGACAATTTTAGACCTCATGACACAGGAGTAGTATCTATTCCTCAAAAAGCTCCAGAAGGAGCCGTTACAAGACACGAAGCAGCACTTAATTTACTGTCTCGTATCAAAACTGTATCTGAGAAATGGGTTAAACCTGGATTTGAAACCGGTCAAAATGCCCATAACGTATCTGCAACAGTTTCTGTTAAAGATAGTGAGTGGGACGATGTAAAAATGTGGATGTGGAATAATAGAGATGCTTATAATGGATTATCTTTATTACCATTTGATGGAGGAAGTTACGTACAAGCACCTTTTGAAGACATAACCAAAGAACAGTTCGAAATATTATCTGCTAAATTACCTGATTTAGATATGACTAAGGTAGTAGAGATTCAAGATAATACAGATTTTAATCAACAAGCTGCTTGTGCAGGCGGATCTTGTGAAATAACTTAATTATGCTTTTAATTTTATTATCAATTTATTTATTTGTTTTTCTTATTATACTTGCAATAGCAAACACAATAGGATTGACTATAAAAGAATCATTTTATTTAGGTATGATTTGGCCTTATTTTATTATTAGTGTAATTGTTATTTATTTACACAATAAAATGTTTTAATTTAACTATATTTACAGTCATGAAAACTACAAGAAGTTATAGTCTCTTATCTTTATCGCTAAATTTAGTGAGGCTACGCTGTACATAATTTAAAAGTTAATTTAAAGTACCAGACCCTCACTATTTAATTATAGTGAGGGTTTTTTAATTTAGGAATGTGACATAAAAGCGAATGGCAGAGTAACTAGTCTTAGACACTAGAGTTTTACGGGTTCGAATCCCGTCATTCCTACAATAAGCTTCAGTGGTGGAATTGGTAGACACGCGGGACTTAAAATCCCGTGACCATTGCGGTCGTGTGGGTTCGATTCCCACCTGAAGTACTACTGGAAGAGGGCGCCCATGGGGGCAAGCAGATTTGAAATCTGTAGCAGTCGGTAACGACGAGGGTTCGATTCCTTTCTTTTCCGCTAATTTAAAAAAAACAATGAAAAAACAAAATAAAATTAGATTAAAAGTTCAGAAAAATATTGACAATACACCTTTTGAGGTTAGACAAAAATACTCTGACGGTTATCATACATTTGAAGAATTGTATGAATTTAGAAAAGTTTATAATGCAGTACTTTTTAATGAATGGGCAAAGTTTGATATTCCTCTTTACAATGTACATAAATCAATGAAGCATGCTAATGGTGAAGATTGTTTTAATGGCGGATGGTTTATTGTGGTAGCTGTTTTGCCAACAGGACAAATATCTAATCATTATGAATTAAAAGATTGGAATTTATTTAAAATTCCTGCAAAAGATAAAGCATTATTTGAATTTGATGGTCACAATTCTACTGATGTTTTAAACCGTTTAAATGCCTTATAACAATTAAATTTAAAATAATGATTATAATAGTTTTAGGAGTTTTTGTTTTATTAGTAATTTTAAATCAAAACATTGAAAATAAAAAAGAAGAAAAAGAAGAAGAAGAAGAAGAAGAGTATTTAGACCGCAATAAATATTTATTTAAAGAAGACGAAGAAGAAGAAGAAGATCAGATTTATCATCCAACAACTGGATATAGAGGAACTAGAAGCGAGATGGATGCTTATATAATTAACAGAGAAAGACGGCAAAATGAGTAAAAAAGAAGATTTATTTTTTAGAGTATCTAATGATACCACAGAACAAGGATTATGGTACGATCGTAAAGGAAGTTTTACAGGCTTAATACACGATGAGTTTAATTTTTGTACTAACAATAAAATATTGATGCCTTTTAATGAACAAGCAGTAGGTTATTTATCAGCTGCAGACACTTTAGAAAAATTGTTTTATTGGTTTCCAATTGAAGATATAATAAAACTTCAAAAGTATGGCTATAGAGCGTCTGTGTACAAAGCAATGGATAAAAAATACAATAATCAATATAGACATTGGTTAATTAATGAGAAAACTTCTCTTTTTATAGGAGAGATAAAGTTTTAATAAATTCCCTTAGTTGAGCAGGTGGTGAGCTCAGTAGATTGTAGATCTACCGTTAACGCCTTGTAGGTTCGATTCCTATCTGGGGGACAAACATGGAAACTGAACCTACAAGGCGTAGGACTCCCCTGCTAAGGGATGATGATCGGTTGGATTGGGCTTCGAGTGCTCCGGTTTCCGCTAATAGAACCTCTGGTCGAGAACGATTCGACATCTAGCGTTTTGCTAACGAAACACATTTATTTGTATATTTGTAAAAATGCTATTCAAATGAACAAATGCCCAGAGTGTAATGTAAAAACTAAAAATAAATTTTGTTCAAGAAGCTGTAGTGCCACTTACCATAACAAAAAAAATCCAAAACGCAAACCTAGTACAAAATGCAAAACTTGTTCTTGCCTTATAACTAATAGAAAAGTTTATTGTGTGATATGTTCAGAAAAAAGACTTTATAAAACAATAGAAGATCTTATGTACGTCAATCATCATAAAAGTAGTGCTTTTGCATGCATAAGACAAAGAGCTAGAACTGTAGCTAAAAATTTAGGATGGAAGTCTTGTGAAGTTTGTGGGTATGATACTCATATAGAAATAGCTCATGTAAAATCAATTTCTTCTTTTACTAAAAATACTCTTATAAGTATAGTTAACGACAAGAGTAATTTAAGAGCTTTGTGCCCTAATCACCATTGGGAATTAGATAATATTTGAACCCGAAGAGAGACTCGAACTCTCATTGTATGGCTTAGAAAACCACTGCATTTCCAATTATGCTATTCAGGCATTTTGAGGGCATGGTGGCATTTGAAGCCACTACTCCGGGTTACAAATCCGGTATTTTGCCGCGTAAACTACACGCCCATTTGTGCCCCGCATGGGGATCGAACCCATAACCTACCCGTTAAAAGCGGGGAGCTACTTCCTATTGAGCTTCCAAGGCATTAATCCGGAAATTTCCGGATAGTTTCCGGATATAGTGCAGAATGTCAGATTCGAACTGCATCCCCTGTTTGGAAGACAGGTACTCTAGCCATTGAGCTACATTCTGCATTTGCGCACCCTAAAGGATTTGAACCTTTGACACCTGGTTTTGGAGACCAGTGCTCTGACCAGACTGAGCTAAAGATGCATTTAGAGGAATTTATTGGTTTCGAACCAATCTCTCGTGAGCTTCAATCACGCGCTTTCACCAGATTAGCTTAAATTCCTATTTGAGATGCTAACTAGAATCGAACTAGTGTTGGAAGTTTTGCAGACTTCTGCCTAGCCACTCGGCCATAACACCTTATAAACAAAAAACCCCTAACATTACTGTCAAGGGCTTTTCACGGTCGGGGAGTAAAAAATATATAATTTTACACTTTCAAACATAAAGAGCCAAAGACGCATCCCTTACAGGTCCATCTACAAAAGCCACAGTTTGTCGTGTTGTTTTTCATAGGACAAATATACTTTAATTTTTAACACAAACAATAAAATGGACGAAAAACTTTATTATACAATTGAATCTGATCCAGGAGATGAAGATACCTCTATTAATGTTCAAAACGAATCCGATGATTAACAATAAAAAACGAAGCATATTATATTATACTTTACCTCCAATAGTAATTCCTTTTTTAATTTATATTATAGGAGCTACTTCTATGTGGTTTGTAGAAATGCGTGAAGCTTATAATTACTATGATATAACATGCTGGCACGCAGCTTTAAGAGCATTTTATATTTTATTTTGTATTTGCTGTACAGGTATGTTTTATTCTTGGATAAATCAAAACAACGATAACAATGAAGGGTAAAAAAGTAGAATTAGCAGAGATACCTGTAGAGTGGGTTAATAAAGTTTTTGTAATTTTGGATAATGATGGAAGTCAAATTGCTTCCGGAATAATAAAACCTTTATGACACAACAATCTTCAGGAACTTTAAATGAACAATTTTTAGTTAAATACTCCAATCCTAGTCACACTTTTCGACACGAAGAAGGAGGTGTAATAGGGTATAAACTTGTAGTAAACAAGGTTGAAAACTTTTATTCGATTGGTACCGGTATGTATAGATATAAGACAGGAATAGTTGCTCGTAGAGAGAATGATTATTCTGTTCTATACGAAGGAACTGATTGTTTTGAATCAAAAATGAAAAACCGTGTAGCTGTCTTCCTCACTGTTCAGGATTTGTTTCTCACATTTCCTTTTGTTCAATACGAAGATCAATATTACACAATAGTTGAAATAGAACTTGGAGGAGATTTAATTATGTTTGACATGGAAAATAAACATAATAATACCTGTGTTTTAGCAGGAACTTATATTAAAAGTATAAAAGAATCAAATTTAAATTAATAATGATATGAGTAAAAGACAAATCTATGTAGGAACAAAAAAAGTATACCCTACAGCAATGACAAGAGCAGAGTATTATTTAAAACTAGAACTTAGAGTTCCTTTAAATGAAGATGCAACAGAAAAAGGATACATGGTTGAATATTTAGAAGGAGGTAAACCAAATACTTCTTTTTCTAATATGTATGTTTCTTGGTCACCAAAAGATGTTTTCGATAAGTCTTATTTTGTAGAAAAAGATAAAAAAACAGCCGAAATTCTTTTAAGATTAAATTTAGAACTTAAAGAATTAGTTTCTAAATATGATGCTCTTACACTTTTTTTAGACTCTCCTCAAGCCACTACTATACCTAGTGTACAACTTAAACTTCTTACAATACAAGAACCTGTTATGAGTGCTTATATATCTATTTTACAACTTCGTATTGAATTAATTGAAAAAAGTGAAAATAGTTAAAATAATTTATGTATGTTTGCAGTGCAAATGAAAACAATTATAAATATCGACATGATTAATGTAGCGGATAATATCCGACAGGAACTCTATGTTTAATATTTAATTAGAATTAAACGAGTCCCTGTTAGAAATAGCAGGGACTTTTTTTATAATATAGCGTGATGGTGATGATGGAAACATATTAGGCTCATAACCTTAAGGACGAGGGTTCGAATCCCTCTCACGCCACTAAGTCCACAAGGGGACTTTAATTACCTTACGCACTTTTAAAGTTAAAGTCATATAGCCGAAAGGAAAACTTTACATGGGACTATAGTTCAGACGGCTAGAACAGGAGGCTTGCACCTTTCAGACCTGGGTTCGATTCCTAGTAGCTCCACAAATTTTAAATTATGAGAGAAAAAGATATTGTTAAAAAAGAGGTTTTAGGTAAAGGTAAGCCCATGATCAATGTTAAAGCCCATGTCGCTACTAAAGAAGAAATAATTAAGTATAGGCGTAAACAATACAAATATCTTTTCTAAGTGTAAAAAAGTAAATAATGTTGAATAGCTCAGTCCGGCAGAGCAGTTCCCTGATAAGGAAAAGGTCGTAGGTTCAAATCCTGCTTCAACAACAACATACTTTCTTAGCTCAGTTTGGTAGAGCAGCTGTTTTACATGCAGTTAGTCCTTGGTTCAAATCCAAGAGAAAGTACTAAAGTTTAATTATGTCTAGGAGTAGAAAAAAAGTATCTTATTTTGGAGATAAAGCTCGTAAAAAAGATAAACGGGAAGCATCAAAAGCAGTAAGAAGATATAAAGAAAATATCCCTAAAGGTAAATGGTTTAGAAAAATATTTGATAGCTGGAACATTAAAGATTTTTATTTTTTAATGGATAAAACTGATAAATATTACAAAAAAGGATTGAGAAAATGAGGTTTCGTGGGCGAGTTGTACCTAGTAAAACAGCCGGCCTATCAGTGCTCTTGGCGCAGTTTGGTAGCGCAGCTTGCTCATAACAAGAAGGTCATAGGTTCAAATCCTGTAGGGCGCACTAATTTAAATAACAAATATGTCAGGAGGAAAACCATTTTGGATTGAAGTAGAAACAAGAAGTCCTAACGATACAAGAAATAACCCAGCTAAAGGAGGTGTAAAATCTCCAAGTTCTATTTCTTTTTCAGGTAAAAAAGCTACTTATGTAGGAAAAACTAATTTATCTATTATAAAAAAAGGATAAATTTTAAATTGACAAGTAGCTCAGAGGAAGAGCAGGTGTTTGTTAAACATCAGGCCGGGATATCGTAATTCCCCTTGTCAGCAAAATAGTCTATTGGTCCAATGGTTAGGATAGTGCGTTGTCTGCGCGAAGGTGAGGGTTTGATTCCCTCATAGACTGCTATTTGAACTTTTGGGGAGAGTCGAACTCCCATCTCAACATCCGTAGTGATGTGTTCTTCCAATTGAACTACAAAAGTAATTGGTGATATCTGAGACTCGAACTCAGTACTGGAAAACCACAATTTCCTGTTTTAACCACATAAACTAATACCAACTTTTTAATTGATGCTCCAACTAGATTCGAACTAGTATTCTAGGCTTCAAAGGCCTTTGTCCTGCCAATTAGACGATAGAGCATTATTGTCACCTATGAGAGAATCGAACTCTCGTTTCCGACGTGAAAAACCGGCGTCCTGGCCGTTAGACGAATAGGCAAAATAGTACGGGGCATGAGAATCGAACTCACCGCATCCTGCTCCCAAAGCAGACCTGACACCTTGCCACTACCCCATAAAAAAATCCCTATAATTTCTTATAGGGATTAATAGATATTCAAGAAAACAAAAAAAAAGTTTTATTTAAATAACATACGTATCCCATTACAGCTTTCCGGCTGTTCAATGCGATGTGTATGTTGAATCATTTTCATACACCAAATATACACTAAATTATGAAACAGAGACAAGTATCTACAGAAAACTTTGATGCTGTTATTTTAGCGGATAGTATTAACCATACTGGAGAACGTTTAACAACCATGGCAATTACTTTTCCTAGAATAGTTCTTGCAGAGTTTAACACTCACAGAAAATTTAGTCGAAACTCAGCTAGTAGCAGAGCTATACCTTCTAAAGTAATGGTAGCTAAAGTTAAAAAACACCCTTTTATTCCTTTAGCATTTCAAGCATTACATACCGGAATGCAAGGAACTAACTATTTACAAGGAAATGACGAAGTTGAAGCTACTCGTCAATGGGTTTTAGGAAGTAAAAGAGCTGTAGCAACAGCAACATCTTTAATGGAAGCTGGAGTTACTAAGCAATTAAGTAACAGACCTTTAGAAACTTACATGTATCACACAGTTATTGTAACTTCAAGTTCTTATCAAAACTTTTTTAATTTAAGATGTCCTAAATATCCTGTTAAAACAGAAAGAGGATTTTTATGCAATTCAAAAAAAGATTATAAATTGATGTGTGAAGGAATGAACATTTCTGTTAATAAGGAAGATATGGATTCTCCTGCTTTCTGGAAAGATTTAAACACAAGTCAGGCAGAGATACATATCCAAAGAATAGCTGAATTGATGTATGACGAATTAAGAGATAGTGATCCGACTTATTTAAAATCAGGAGAGTTTCACATGCCTTTTTCAGATCATATAGATGAACAAGAAATTTTAGATTGGTTAAAAATTGAGCATAAATTTAAAATTCACGGCAGTCTTAAAGTGGGGTCTAGGCTTTTAAAATCTGTTATGGCAAAGATTAAAAGACAGATTTCTGTAGCAAGATGTGCACGAGTTAGTTATTTAACACAAGATGGTAAATTTGATGTTGGAGCAGATATTAGACTTTTTAACAGATTGTTAGAAAGTAAACACATGAGCCCCTTCGAACATGTTGGTATTAGTGCCGATAGTTCGATTATTTCTAATAACTTTGACGGATTCGTACAATTCAGAGAAATTATAGAAAACCCAAAATCACATGGAGGAGTTTATCGCATCCTTTCAGACGTCGAAATTAGCGGAAGAAAAAGGATATGACTTAAGATGTTTTAAACAATATCACAGAGAGACCGAAGAAAGGATATATACATCAGATGATTTAGATGTTAACCTAGGAACTCACTGGAAATTAGCTTTTGCAAGAGATGGGGGTTTATTAGCTCCCTCTCTTTCTAGGTTACAAGCATGGTTTAGAAATAAGAGACAAACAATTGTTACGGTTGATATGAATGCAGATAGAAAACTATGCTGTATTATTCATACACCGAAAGACACCTTAATATTTGGAAGCTTTGATATTTGGGAAGACGCTCTTGAAGCTGCACTTTATAAAGCTTTAACATTACTTAAATAAAATGAACAATTTAATTGGAATTGCCGGAAAAATAGGGTCCGGTAAAGATACTGTGGGACAAATTATACAGTATTTAAATGTAAATAAAACTACTTTTAGAGAAGCAATGTGGAGTAAAGACGCTTATTTTCATAATAATTTAAAAGCAACTAAATATCTAGAAAAACATTCTAAATTTAAAATTCAAAAGTTTGGAGGTAAATTAAAAGATATGGTATGTCTTTTAACAGGATGTACTAGAGAACAACTTGAAGATCAAGAGTTTAAGAAAAAAGAAATTGGTCCAGAATGGGGTAAACTTACATATCGTACTATGCTTCAACTATTAGGGACTGAAGCAAGAAGACAAATTATTCATCCTAATATTTGGGTTAATGCTTTATTTAGCGATTATTATAATGGTGAAGTATTAGAACAGTCTGAGAGTGGATTTAAACTTGAAGTTCCTCCCTCTAATTGGATTATAACTGATGTTAGATTTCCTAATGAGTTAAAAGCCATTCAAGATAGAGGAGGAATTGTTATACGTGTTGATAGAGCAAGAAAGGTAGAGAATGAAAATGAAATGCCTAAACCATTACATGAATCTGAAACAGCTTTAGATTTATATGATGTAGACTATGAATTACCTAACGATGGTACTATAGAAGATTTAATTCAAAATGTAGAAACAATATTAAAAATATGAAAGAGGACTTAATAACATTTGAAACAGCTAAACTAGCTAAAGAGAAAGGGTTTGACGGTAAGAGTATGTATTACTTTATGGACGATAAATCTAATAAATTGCATACTGCTTTTAACAGAAACCATACTTGGGATTTTAATATTAAAAACGAATACAGGAAGCCTTTTCGTAGTATAACAGCTTCAACACAATCATTATTACAAAAGTGGTTAAGAGAGAATTATGGGTTGTGTATTATATTAATACCTACTATAACTGCTGATTGGACTTTTAAAATAGTTAAAACTATTCCCTTAAAAAACAATTCCTTACAAATAGAGCAGCCACCATACAACAATGTAAACGGTTCTGACTATAATACTTACGAAAAAGCTTTAGAAACAGGTTTAGTAGAAGGATTAAAAACAATAAAAGTAAAAAAACTAGTATGAACAAAATAAGCGCGCTTTTTATTATACAAGGCATAATAATTATGTATATAATAATTGCTTGGGTAGTCAATTTAATTAAATTATTAAAATGTGATTTTGAAGCTCCTTACAAAGACGAAATTATTCACGCAATAGGACTTCTTCCAGGAGTTTCTATGGTAACTTGTTGGTTCTAAATGGGACGTACATTAGTAATGGGAGACATTCACGGAGCTGCTAAAGCTCTTGAACAATGTTTAGAACGTTGTAATTACAATTACTCAGAAGATACCTTAATACAGCTAGGAGACGTAGCTGACGGATGGCCTGAGACTTCTGAGTGTGTTACAATATTAGAAAAATTAGAATATCTTTCAGGATTTGGAAACAAACCTGTATTTATTCGGGGTAATCACGATGTGTGGGCTCATGACTGGTTAGTTTTTGGAGATCAGCCTTTATTATGGACTCAACAAGGAGGACAAGCAACTATTGATTCTTACATACGTACAGGAGAATTAACTAATCCTAAACACAGAGACTTTTTTAAAAAACAACATGATTGGTTTCACGATGTTTTTGAAAACAAACTTTATATTCATGCAGGATTTGATCAATATGGATCGTTTCCAGAAAATGCTAATTCTAATGTAAATGCTGGCAGTATTGCTAAAGTTTGTCATTGGGATAGGTCTTTGTTTGAAACTGCTAAATCTGCTCATTTTATGAGAAAGCGTGTTCCAGAAGCATTTAAAAAGTTTACAGCACTTGATCAGTTTGTAGAAGTTTTTATAGGACATACAGCACAACAAAGTGGTAAACCAGTACAATATTTAAATCTTTGGAATTTGGACTCTGGTGCAGGTTTCAGCGGTAAATTAAGTATTATGGATGTAGATAGTAAAGAGATCTGGCAATCAGATTTAGTTAAAGATTTATACCCAGATGATAGAGGAAGAGGGTAAATAACATATCTTTGTTGCTCATCCTAAACATTTTACATGGCTAACAACAGGTATAGAATTAAAAAACACCTAGCAAAAAGACTAGGTTTAACAGTTAATAAAACAAATCGTTACCGACTATCTAAAACTCAGGAAAGAGAGTTCATAAATCTAACAAAACGGCGGGCTTTAAAAGATGAATCAGCTCCTAAGATATTGCTATTTGATATTGAAACATATCCAATGTTGGCATACACATTCAATAAGTGGCAAACAAACATTAATGACGATTTTATAGTTCAAGATTGGGGAATATTATGTTGGTCAGCTAAGTGGTTATTCAGCGATGATATGATGCACGATAAGTTGACTCATAAAGAACTTCGGAAAAGAGACGATAAAAGAATTACTAAATCTTTGTGGCAATTAATTGATGAAGCAGATGTTATTATAGCACATAATCTTAAGAAGTTTGATATCAAAAAAGCTAACACTAAATTTCTTCAACATGGGTTAGGTAGACCATCTCCTTATCAGGAAATAGATACTTTAGCTCATATTAGAAGACGTTTTGCAATTACATCTAATAGATTACAGTACATAGCTAAAAGATTCTTTGGAATAGAAGGAAAAATGGAGACTGAAAAAGGTCTTTGGATGCGTTGTATGAAAAATGAATACCCAGCACTGGAATTCATGCAAGATTACTGTGATCAAGATATAGTCGTATTAGAAAACGTCTATCTTAAAATTAGAGGATGGGTGCATCCACATCCAAATATTGCATTATTATCACTAGATCTTAATGATGGATGTCCTGCATGTGGATCAGATAAAAAAGAAATTACAAAAACTGATTACAATACTTATGTCAACAGTTATACTGCATATAGATGTGGAAGTTGTAGTCATATTTATAGAAGTAGAGTCACTAACACACCTTTAAAATCTACTAAAGATTTAAAGGTATCAATACCTTAAATAATGATAAAATTAACAGTAGAAGGGAAACAGGTTTCTATGGAAGCCTTTTCTTTTCCTTCTGGTGAACGACAAGTTCGAATAGGAAATATTAGAACATATGATATTGCATTAGTAGAAGTAAACACATATGATCCTACTACAATGTTTGACTTAATGCTTTTAGTAGAAATACTAGATAGACATAAAGTTAAATCTAGAGTATTAGTATTAGGATATTTTCCAGCGGGAAGACAAGATAGAGTAACTGGGGAAAATGAAAGTTTTGCTTTAAAAGTATACTCCTCTTTCATTAATAATTTAAACTTTACGAATGTTGTTATTACAAATCCTCATTCAGATGTTACACCGGCATTAATAAATAATGTTATTATAAATACTGGAAACACTTTTTTTAGAAACCGTATAAAAATTATAGCTAAAGGCTGGAAAACTATAAATCTTATTGCTCCTGATGCAGGTGCATCTAAGAAAACAGAAAATTTAGCTAAATTTTTATCATATGATTTCAATGTAAACGTTGTTCAATGTTTAAAACGTAGAGATCTAAAGACTGGTAAATTAGAAGGATTCAGGATTGTATCTCCTGTGTTAGATATTAAATCTCCAATGATTATGGTAGATGATATATGTGATGGTGGCGGTACTTTTTTAGGATTAGCTGAAGAGTTTAAAGACATATCTTGTCGCAATATTCACTTAATAGTTACTCACGGCTTTTATTCAAAAGGAAAAGATAAACTATCTGACACTTTTAAAACTGTGAGTGAAGAATTCAATTACAATGATTAACGGAATAGCAGTAAAAAGATCTATCCCAATAAAATGGTTTACATGGAAGGATAAAATAGAAGATCTTGAAGAATGGTGTAAACTTTTAAATGTTGAATTAAAAAATAATTTTGAATTTAAAGACAACATTTTAAAAGTATATACTTTAGAAGGACATTCTTATCCTATTCCTGAAGGATACATTATTATACAAGGGTCTGCTGGAGAGTTTTATCCTCACGAGCCAGAATTATTTGAAGGAAACTACATAAAACAAAAAGAATTTAAAAAAAAACAATAGTATGAATCCAGGATTAGCAACTGATGGATATAAAACAAGCCATCCCGCAATGTACCCAAAAGGTACAAATTTAGTAATGACTAATCTTACTGCACGTAGTGGTAAGCATGCAAACTTGCATGGATATAAAAGTAAAGGAGTACTTGCAGTAGGAGCTCCTTATGCTATTCAAAAAGTACATAACTTATTTGAGCCTTTTTTTAAAGAAAACAAAAATAGAGCATGTACTTATATTAAATCAGTATATTCTTTATACTTAGGAACACAATATGATCCTAGACTTTTCGAAGAATTACATGATTTAGGTTTTTTACCTATTGAAGTTCGTACTTTACCAGAAGGTTCTTTTGTAAAATATGGTGTACCGTTCTATACAATACACAATACAATTGACAAATTCTTTTGGTTAACTAACTTTTTAGAAACCATAATATCTTGTTACACGTGGCCTTTAATTACTGCAGCTACTACAGCCGCACATTATAGAAAACTTGTAGAGAGTAACTTGGAGGAAACTGATCCAGAATCAATGGGTGCTGCGGACTATTTATGTCATGATTTCTCAATGAGAGGTTTAATGGGATTAGATGCAGCTGAAATGATTGGCTTAGGACATTTATTTTCTTTTGTTGGTAGTGATACGTTACCTGCTATTCATGCAGCAATAACTTATTACGATGCCGGTAAAGAGAATTACGATTTCTCAGGAATATCTGCAGGAGTACCAGCTTCAGAGCATGCAGTAATGTGTGCAGGAGAAAAAGAATCAGAGATTGAGACTTTCAAACGTCTTATGAAAGTGTATCCTAAAGGAATATTATCTGTTGTATCTGATACCTGGGATTTATGGAAAGTTCTTACTGAGTATTTACCTCAATTGAAGGATGTAATTATGCTTCGTGATGGTAAATTAGTAATACGTCCGGATTCAGGTGATCCTGTTGATATTATTTGTGGATTAGATAATAATGTTTTTGATAGCCATTTAGAAGCTGAAAAATATTATAAAGTACATGGATTAAAAAACGTAAAGTATTACGTAAACGATTCATTGTATGTTGTTATAAAGCACATAGGAAATCATTACAAGTACGCTAAATTAGAAGAAATTTCTGCAGATAAAGGAGTAATAGAACTTCTTTGGGATATATTTGGTGGTACTGTAAACAAGCAAGGATTCAAAGTATTAGATCCTCATATTGGATCAATCTATGGCGATTCTATTACTTTAGATGTAGCTGAGCAAATGTACACTCGTTTAAAAGCTAAAGGATTTGCCACTTCCAATGTTGTTTTGGGGATTGGTTCTTTCACATATCAGTATGTAACCAGAGATACTCACGGAATGGCTTTCAAAGCTACTTATGTTGAGATAAATGGTGTAGGTAGAGATATCTTTAAAGAACCCGTTACTGATGATGGCACCAAAAAGTCAGCTAAAGGACCTATTAAAGTTTGTTGGGATTCTGAAGAAGGAGAATTTTATCTTAAGAAAGATATTAAATTTGCTGAAATTAGAAGTGCAGACAATGCTTTAAAAATAATTTACCGTAATGGTATTTGGATTAAACGTCCAACATTAAAAGAAGTTCGTAAAAGAGTTAAAACTCAATTACGTTATTTATAAATTTAAAAGGGAGTCGTGTAAACGGCCCCCTTTTTTTCTTATTTTTCAACTTCATCTACTTTGAACACAATTTTACCTGGACGGTACCTTTCTGGTACTGACTGAGGATCAAATATTCCTTGTATAACTTGCATTTCTCTAAACATGTTAGGACTTAAAAGATTTTTAATCTTAGTTGTTCCTTTATCTTGTCCTTTTTCGTATCCATAAATTTTAGAACTAGTTTTATATGGAGTACCTACTTTAGATAATGCATCAATTATATCAATTGTTCTAGATATTGAAATAGTAGGATGTTTAAAGTTATCTGCCCATTCCATGGGGTTGTAAATACCAGACATATCATGACCTAATTTAGTAAGTTCACGGTATAATAAGTTTTTCTTGTTTTTGTCGTCATCTTCATCATCAAATAACAGTCCTAACAGTGTTGCAACTGTCATAAAGTTAAGTAAGTTAACAGACATTTCAACTAAATTAGATATTTCAGATTTAGTTAAGTTTAATTCTGCTTGAAGTTCAGTGTTAAACATTAAATTTAATCCTCTACGGCTTAAAATTCCAAGTAATCGTGCCATAATCATAACAGATCCTTGTTCTACTTGAGATTCCCACTCAAAAACAGGAACTCCTGCTTCTACTTTACCAGTTTTAACAAATCTACCTAGTGCTTTACTATCATATTTGCTCTTAAAGAGTTTGAAAGAGTAGTTAATTAAGTACTTCTTAAATTGTAAAGCGCCTCTACCCATTGCATATGCTTCTAGATTTGAAGATCTTTCTTTCATATATGAACCATGGACTCTTGTAATAACTTCACGTATTCTTTCTAGTTCATCGTAGTTATATCCCATTAAGTCTTCAAAACCATTTATTGTTCTAATTTTACCTCTTGTTTTTCCTGTATAATTAGCGTCTTTATCATAATTATCCCACATATTGTCTTGTACCATGGCTGCAATAACAGTAATATTAGCTGCTAAGTCTTCACCAATGGTTGATGTTTTGAATGCTGTGTTCTTTTTAAGTAATGAAGTATCTAGTAATCTTCTATCTCTTCTAAATTCGTATGTAAAATCAACATCTAATTTGAATTTCTTTTTAAGATTTCTAATCTTATCAGATGTGTCTTTATCATATACTGCTTTAGCTAATATAGCATGAGCTTTTAATACAGCTGAAGTGCTGTAATTAATACCGGTTAATTCTTCAGATTCTTCATCTGCAATATTTAAAATTCGACGCATTCTATCACTATCAAATATTTTTTGAGATATAGATCCTTTAGCTCCTTCAATAAAGTTAAACGTATCTTCCATTATTAAGTTTCTAAAACCTAGAATAGGTCTTAAAGGCATAATAATCCATGTACTTAGATTTCTAATTGCGTCTATCATTGCAGACCCTGGGTGGTAAGTTTTCTTTAAAGTGCTTTTAGATCCATCTTTATTTTCAACTTCAAACGTTAAAGTAAACCCATTTGATAAATATTTCTTTTCACCAAGCAATGAAGTCTTAACAAAGTTTTCTAAGAACTTTTTGTTTTGTGGAGTAACATCTTGTCCAATTTCATTTTTGGGTAATGCGCTTGACACTGCATTAAAAACCTCAATTGTTGGGTCCATATGCTTTTTCCAGACTAGATTAGATATGTGTGACACAAATATATGTTCCGTATCTAAACTATGAGTACCTACTTCTTGCACTCCTGTATTTCGGATAGGTATTCTAAAATCTACATCTTTTACGTCAGATTTATCAGAATATTTACTAAACATTCCTTCAAATCCAGCTCCTTTAAAATATGTATTTTTAACATTGTCTTTCTTTTTTTTCAACATTCCTCTCATTCCTGATATAGTTCTTTTTTCTTGATCTGTAGGATTAAAATAAAGAGTTGGAAGCCTTCCGTCGTTTAAATCTGATATGTATTTAAACATTTTAGCTTTTGCTATAGGATTTCTGTTAAAACTAGACATATTTTCAAGGCCGGCTTTTATCATAGATTCTTTATAGAATTTATAATAGTCTTTTTTAACTTGGGTATCTATTTGATCATTAAATTCAGTATCAGTTTCTTGAATGAATCTCATACGATCTTCATTTTTATCAAATATCCACATAAATGAAGTGTACTTTTCAATATCAGTTTGTATTTGTCTTACTACTTTAGAACTTAAACTGCCATCAACTTCTTTCATTACAGCTGCTAAGTACTTATCATGTTCTTTTACAAGATCAAAAATTTCTTTATTATATTCTTTACTTGCTTTAGACCATATACTTGATAATGCTTGTATAGTTGAATTGTCTGATACTTGCATCCACCCTACAGTCTTAGTATATAAAGACATATCGTTTTGATCATCTAGAGTAGCAAATTTCTTGTTGTGTACTCCAGTCATTAAGTTTAATAAATACTCTAGCTGAGTTTTAATTTCAGGACGGTCTGCCATATATGAACCTGCTTTATCCATATCTCTAGTATTCCCCATTAACTTCTTAATGTTACTTTTAATTTTTTCAACTGCCTCATCATGAGATAATCCTTTTAAATCTTGAGCAGTTTCATCTAATACATTAAACTCATACCCTTTATGATCAAATAAATCAGGATTTTTCGTAACAAAATCACTTTTACCATCTGCTTTAAAGTTTTGTTTAATAACGTTAAGTGCTCGCTCCCAGTTAATTCCAATGTGTCTAGGCTCAGAGTTATCAACCATGTTAATTATACCTGTGTTTCTAAACTTAGCATTTCTGTCTGACATTTTTATAATGAGAGCATATAATGCTATTTGAACTTCTGAACCATTTAAAGTATTTATAACAGTGTCAGTTCCTCTAAATACTGTAGATCCTCCTTGTGTAATGTTTCCAGATTTGAAATCTTTTATCATATAACTACCATCAGCATTTTTACCAAAGATATCTACAGTTCCTGCTATTCCTAGTTCTTCATTTTCTATTACTACTTCAGATCGTAATGTAGATGTGTCTTCAATTCTTAAAAGAGTCTGAATTGCTTTTAAGTCTAATTTACCTTTTGAATTTAAAAATATTTTTTTAAACTTATTTAAAGTATATCCAGGCATTTTACCACTTTCAACTGATAAAGCACTAGCCTCTTGTGCAAGAGTACTCATAACTTTTGTATCTGCAGAGTTAGTTACTCCATGAAGTAAAATTTCTAATACTTTGTGAAAAGACTTTCCTAGACTTACTGTCTTAGTTTTTTCTTCTAAATAATGTGTAACTGCGTCTTCATATGAGAGTGTAAGAGCATCTGTTACACTTTGTTTAGTATCTTTAGAACTATTACCCCAGAGACGATTTGCACGTATTTCAGCCATCTTTCTATCGTAGTCTTTTTCTTCTACATCAGCCATTTCTCTATTAGAATTAAAGCTTCTAATTACTCTACCAACTGCTTTTAATTTAGTATTATCTGTTGGATTAGTATATGTATCAGGATTTTCTGAACTTTTGCTAAATTCTTTATCATTAAATAATTTACTTTCTTGTGGAGTAAAATTTAAACTGTATTTCCATCCCGGATAATCTTCTAAAACGATATAAGTATCTTCTCCTTTTATGTCATACTTAAATTCATTTCCTTCAAAATGTTTATCTAAATGTTTTTTCCATTCATCTACATTTTTAACTAAAAATTTACCTTCTTTGTTTATTACATTATCTTGAAGCATTTTTCCATATACTTCAAATTCAAAACTTCCTACCGGCATTCCTTGCATAACATCTTTACTGTATAGTAATCTGTTAGCTACTGATATAAAAGGATCATTAGATAAATTTATAGGACTTATCTTTACTTTGAAAGCAGAATACAGTATATCTGATATCCACTGATACACTCTGTACAGTACAGATTTAGGAGTAAGTTTATTTTTGTTTAAGTATACATCTTGAGAAACATATCCAAGATAAGTCATGACGTATTCTTCTTCTCTTGCTTCAATTGAGTCTTTACTGTATGCCATGTCTACAGCGTTTTTTACTTCTGTAGGAACTGCATTAATTAGTTCTTTCCATAATTTAGGGTCTTGTGCTCTAAGCATTGGTGCCATTACGTGACCAAATTCATGAAAAGGTGTTATAATGCTAGCATATTTAGGATTGTATAGTATTTCTTTGTTTTCTTTATTAAATGCTCCTTTTAAAGTGTCATCATTGGTTTGTACTAAAGATAACTCTCCTCTGAACCTTTTATTAAGTTCATTAAATATTTCTAC